GTCTTGGCCTCATCCCTCTCGGTTGTGAGGGTTGTTACCTGCCCTTCTAATTCTTTGACTTTCTCGTCTAATTCCATGGCTCGTTTTACCTCCTTTAGGGTCTTTTCCTTAATTTCATTTTCTATGACCTTGACAAGGTCTGGTCTCCGCTCTTTGAGAGCTTCGATTGTAACTATGTCAATATCAAATTCCTTTTCAGTTTCGTAAAGTAAGACACCGCCCCCGGCACCGGCCTCAGTAACGAAATCAACAGAACGGACTCTCGTTATGCGCTCGACAATGTTGGTTTCTTTGCCGTCTATCTTTCCCTTAGTCCCAGCACCAGCCGCCCGTATAGAGATGCCCATTTCACTCAATAGCTTCTGGTCTCTCAATGTGGCCAGCTTCTGTTGCAACCACGGTTCTATGATGACAGCATCGCCAACTATACCCACGCCTTCCTCGAATCTTACGTTCTTTAGACTTGCTACCCATTGCCGTATCGACCCTTCGGGACGTTGTTTCTCCTCTTGTTCTGTCTGATGATCGGCATACATCTTCACGCCTTCAAAGACTGCATAATCTCTTGAAAGTGTCTCACTAGGATAGTAATGATTGTCCACAGGATTGCCGAAGCCAGGTTTAATGACGATAACTTTAGCAATCCCCTTCGCACCTATATCCGCTTCCCCAAGTGGAGTGTAGTTAAATAGTAAACTCCTAGATTCCGATTCCTTGACCCATCTTGGAATGTCCTCATCCTCTACATCAAGTTTTCTGTACTCAGTCCGTATCTTCCTTTTGACCGCGGGTAAATCTTCTCGTGGAATCTCTACCCTCTGCCCTCTAAACCCACCCGGTGAAAGAGCGGCGGCGGCAGCACCTAGTTGTTTTCTCGTAACCTTATCGGTGGGATTTTCCCACAATCTTAACTTCCACTCGGAGGGTTTATCAGGGTCGGGAACATAAGCAAAGGCTGAAGCAGGGAATTGAACACCATCCTCTGTCTTCATAACTTCTTGAGTCTTCAGCCATGTTAAGACAGCCTCTGCTTCTATGAGAACTTCCTTGACCTTTTCTTCGTCCTCCGAGGTTAGGAACTCATTGCACAACTCCAGAACCTTTTTAACCCTCTCGGCCCCGGCGGAGATGTTCCGTCTCGCCTGTTCCTGGATTATCTTGGCATACTTGGCTTGTAAGTCCATAGGCTTCTCCTTTTCAACTAACGTGCCGCAGGAAATACACTTTAGATGCGTTCCCTCTGGCTCGAATCTATCGCCATGACAACCGGGGCAGCTAATCTCTACTACATCTACATTATTTGCAATCGGGGTCTCTATCGGCTTTTCTGCTTCCTTAGATACCCAGTTACCCTTCTCGTCCTGTTTGTACTTCGTCTTCACGGCAGCATAAGCTACCGCATTGGCCTTGCCCTCATCCTTGTATTGCTCTAAAGCGGAATTGAAGGCTGAAACGAATATCTCCTGTGCGTGTTTTGGCATATCCTTAATCTTTTCCGGTGGGTTATCTATTGAATATGGCATGGTTTACCTCCTAAAATACAAAACCGCCCATGAAGGACGGCTACAAATAAAAAGAACCGCAGACCTTTTACAGCCTGCGGTTCTTCCGTTTGTGGCTAATTTAGTTAATTAGACTTTATCTTCTAGCAGTACCAGCATATTGCATTCCTACTTTTGATGCTCTCGCCTGTGACTCTATTTGCCGATATGGTTTCAGTTCATTTACAAGGATCTGGTTTCGTTCCTTTAAGATGGCTATTTCCTTGTTAAGAGTTTCTATTCTTATCTTTTTAGATTCCGATAATTCCTTGGTTAATTCCTCGTTTTCCTTAAAGAGTGTTTCTTTTATCCTCTCATAATTTTGTTGTTGCTCATAGGTATCTTGACCGCAAATTCGGCAATCCCTTTGTGTGATTCCTGATTTGCTTTGCTGCCCATCCTCTAATACTTCGGCCAATTCATTTTCTTTTTCTTCAAGGCCGCACTGTACATTCAGTAAATCAGCCTCTAGTTGTCTTATTTTGAAATCTGTAATTAGCGAAAGGTCTTCTTGTCCCTCTTTATATCCGTTTCGATAATTTGTCTCGGCTCTTTGTAATACAAATGATAGAGGGAATTGAGGTTCACTGAAATCCATTCCTAATCTTTTAGCTTGAAATTCGGCTTCTATTTCGGCACCGATTTCTTTCCTAAGTCTAGTAATTTCACTATCGAATGGTGATGTATCTTCCTCATTATCAAGTGCCTTCATGCGAGCCTTTTGGAGTTTCTTAATCTCTGACATTTTGTCCGCTATCAAGGTTCCTCCTTAATCTAACTTGATTGTCCTTTCGATGGTTATGAGAGTCGGTTCGCCATCCCGTAGTTGTATTTTAATACTCCCATACTTAATATGCCAATCTATTTGGCGGAGTTGTTTCTTTAGTTCCTTGTCCTCTATAGCTTGCACACTAAAGTTCTCTAGTGCATCAGCCATGTTTTGCATTCCTTGCTTACCTCCTGAATTGAATGGCGGGGGCTGGACTTGAACCAGCGACCTTCAGGGTATGAACCTGACGAGCTACCTCTGCTCTACCCCGCGACGTTTACAAGATAACCGGGGCCAAAGCACACCTGCAATTTGGATGCGCCGGTGGTCTTGAATCCCCACTAGGGAATTCCTCGTTTATCCCTATCACCCCGGCATTCCCGTTTTCCTCGCAGATTTCACAAGGGTCGGTAACTATCCATTCCTTGCCAGTTACGCCTAAATCCTTCGCCCTGTCTATAAAGGCGTTCTCTAAGGCATCACAGGTTTCAGTTCTCGCAATGACTTGAGAGCGTGTCCTGCTCATATCATCAAAGACCTTACGTAAGTCTCTAGATAAACCGTCTACCCCTCTCTTTTCCTTGATGGCGTTCTCAATGACCTGCCTCATCTGTTCTCGGGTCTCATCGTTTAACCCCTTTACTAAGGACGCAGTATGTTCCTTAGCGTAATTGATAGCATCCTGCATTGGTGGGCCTTCATAGTAAATGGGCATATCGGTTGTCTTGGTCCGTCCCCATTCTACCATCTGGGCACTCCCCCTTAGATAAACCATAGCTAGATAGCCGTTCAATCTGTAGGTTAAATCATTCGTGAAGAGTGCAAGGATAGGGTTGATAAAGTCGTTAAGGTCGAGTGTCATTCCTGCTTCACATTCCTATAATAGATAGCTTCAAGGGCGTTCCAGTCAATAGCCTGGTCGACATTATGAAAATACTCAGCGATTGACTTCTGCATCCGCTTTTCGAGGCGTTCGTTGCTTTCGCTTGCAGGATTTGCTGGGATCTGGTTCTCCAGTATCTTGATCGTCTCGTCCAGCAGTTTGTCTATCGTTTCCATTTTTAGTTCCCTTGCATTTGCATTGAAGACGGATTAAGCCATGCTCGAATTCCTTATATCCTAAACCATTACACTCGGGACATATTGCCATTCTTAACTACCTTCTTAAACTCTCTTAACGCTTTTGCTAATTGGACATTCACATCGCCCTTGCTTTCCTTTTGTATCGTGTCTAACTGTTCCAGAACCTCGTCGGTGTTCTGAATTCCCAAAGTTAGAAGAGCCGTCTGCATTACATCAGTTGAGTCGGCAAGTTGAGGGAAGGTCTGGACTATCTGCATGAGAGATTGGGCCATGCTTGCTGCGGCTTCCTCAGATACCTTCGGGAAGTCCAAGTCGATATATCTCTTATCTTCTGGAACTCCGTTATACTCTAAGATCAGGTCGAACAGGTCTTCATAGGCCCCATACCAGATTGATTGATACGATTCGCACATCTTCTGGACGGGAAGTTCCACTGTCTTAGCGGTTGCTAAGTTACCTATTGAGATATCCCCGTAATACTGCTCCGGCCAGCCTGTTCCGGCGGAGATTTGAAGTTTTAGTTGTCTCCCATCCTGATAGGCTTGACTCGCACCAGAGTCCGTCCTGATAGGCTGTAAATCAGCCCCCATGTTTTCAATAGAAGTTGATCCGGCTTTAATCTCTGTTTCGTGGTAAACCGCCTTAGTCGCACTAACCGCACTTGCCCCGCCTTGAACTTTAACCTTCCAGGCGAATCTCGCCAGAGCTAACATCACCGCAACACGAGAGGCTAGGAATTTACGATATAATTTAACCCACTCTATGACCGGGAGAAGATATGAATTCCCTCTCTGCTCAAGGTCGTTGATTGCTAAGTGATAAACTAAAGCATCCTGTGTTTTCTTGACCGTAGCACCCAAGGAATCCTGGCATGGTTCATCCTTAGGATTCGCAAAGGATTGATAATACTCCTCGTGCTGTTTGTTCTGCGTGTCTGTCCACGATCTCTTGTAGAATCTGACATTTTCTATATCATCCGGGTCGGTAATGAACTCGGTTATCTCAAGAGGGTTGATGCGTCTTACCGTCGCTTCACCGTTAGAACCCAGAAATACAGCAAAGAATATCTCCCCGTCTACTAAAAGTTTGTCTGAGGACTTCCGTTGCCCTCTAGCTGAAAACAACGCCTGATTAGCCGGGGCATACCAGAAGGTAGACAACACATCCTTCGTCTTCTCCTCTTCCGTGTTCCATGTTATCCCGGACCCGAAAGCATAGTCCGTCATCAACTTGACAGAACGTAAGGCTAACGGGTCTTTTAATGAGTAAAGTCTCGCTTCTTTAACTGTCGTTATCCGAGAACTGGCATCAATAACATTCGTCCCGACCTGAGATAGATTAACCCAACCCTGATCTTCAAGGCTAAGTGCATCTTCTACCTGTTGGGTCGCTTCTTTTAAGATTTGGTCGAATTCTTCTAGCATATTGCTCCTATATCCTATCTAAATGAAACTCCTTTAATGCGTCATAGACAAGGATACTCTCCTGTTCCTGCGGTTCAAACTTGCCTACTACTGCGTATCTTCTAGCATCCATGCCATGACTCCACAGATGAGAGGTCTTCTCAGTCAGTTGGTTATTCTTGTCTAAGATATAACGGAAGTTCCTTTGTTCCTTGATGCAATTCAGGGAATCGTTAGTCCAGTAGTGTTTATACTGTCGAACCTTCTGATGGCCGAATTCAACGCTCCCAGGTCCCTTTGAGCAGGGTTTGATATTGAACCCTCGCTGGTAGATTTCCTCTATTGACTTCGGTTCGGATGAGTCGGCGAATATCTCATCTGAGTGCTTCTTGATCCCCAGTTCACCCATCCGGTCTGCGATATCTTGATTCGTCAACCCTCTTTCGTAAATCAACTCCTGAGAATATAACGCATCTGTTATAACTACGTTCTTTGTTAGGACCGTGAAATCAGTCGAGAACCCAAAGTCTAAGCCGTAGAATACATCCCCTTTCGGTAACTCGCTGACCTGCTCAAAGTGGGGATAGACAAGACCCTTGATTTTACCTAGTTTCCCTTCAAGGTAGATGTTTGCCCAGTTGGGATCACGTTCCCCTGTTTTGAGAATCGTTTGGACGATCTCAGGGGAGACTACCTCTAGGGCGTCCCGGTAGGTCGAATGAATATATTGGTTCTCCGACTGCCCTATCCAGAACTCGTGAGCCCAGAACTCAGACACCGGGTTCCAGTCGGCGAAAGTAAACTTCGCTGTTCTGACATCTAATCCCCGGGCCGTCTCCCAGGGAATGTTGTTTGCTTCGTTTAGAAAGAGGATGTCTCTTCTCGGCCCGCGAACCTTGTCGGATTCGTCAGCTCCGAAGAACTCTATAATCCCCTTCCCGAAGGTGTATTTCTGTTCTGTCTTGTTGTACCGGGAACTGTCGTCAGGGTTCTCGTCTAGGATTCTAAAGAAGTCCCGAATTGCCCCTCTTTTCAAATGGGGCAGGGACTCGCTCACTATCGAGATTAGTAACTGCTCTTTGGTGTTCTGAGCAATTAAGATGAGAAGTTGAAGGATAGACCACGTTTTTGAAGAGGCGGTCCCGCCTTCATTTAACGCTCTACGGAATCCGTTAAGATAAGCAGATATATTCTCACGATAGACTGATGTTAGAGACCACCGGATCACCCTTGATGATTCTGTCGGTGAATTGCTTTGTTTCTGCGTCTTTAACATTGATTTCATATCTTATCGGTTCCCCATTCTCCCCACCAATGGGTTGTAATACCTTTCCTTCTATCCTTTCTATAAGTTCACGGAAATAGGTAACATTATCAACAGAATGCCCTAACCAGCGTTCTACAAGATATTGAAGCCATGTTTTATCAGGAGCATAAGGACAAGACTTTTTAAGTTCTTCTCTCGCAAGATTGGTTAAACTTAGTTCATTGCGTGGCCGCCCAGGACCAGGTCTCAAGTTATTTTGACTGTTAGGGTGCATTCCCCTTTTATTGCCATTTCTATTTAATTCAGTTTTTATTGATTCCATGATCATCTCTTTATTATAGCCTTCAGTGTCTTAAAATAAACCTTGACTGTTAAGATACCCAAAGCAAGGCTTACTCCCAGGAGAATGACAAACAAAGACCACTTCTCTGCTCCTAACATATAAGCCGTGCAAAGTCCTGCCAGATAATCTATTTGAACGAGCAGGTTGTATTGATTTTCGGTCTTTTTGAGAACTTGGAGGCTCTTCCATATCTGGAGGTTTCTCTTCTTCATTCATTCTTATCTCCTCAGTTTCTTAACGATGTTACCGAGAAAAGGGAACACACACCCGCCATTGTCTCCACTACTTCCTGTTATCTCTTTTAAGTAAGCATCGAGTTTCACTACGTCAACGGGACTATCGCCAAGCCAATTATCACGCTGGTCAACAATTCCATAGGCTTCCTGAACTCTGGCATCCCAGAAGCCCCAATCTATGAATTGCTTTCTCCCCCATGTCATACAAGTCAAACCATCCTCATTCCAGCCTGTAAGACAATGAGGGCAGTCATTATGCTGTGTTTTATAGGAGAAGGTATAAACGCCATGCCCACCCTTGAAAGCA